CCCCTTTCGGGGCTCCGAGCTTAACCGCTTTCATCTTGACCCTAGTGGGTGTGAGTTGCGCGCTGTGGCCAGAGTGGGAAGATATCGAAGTCGTGTTTTATCCCGTTCGGGATCTTACACTACTATCAATAGTAACGGTACTTCGTCTACGGTGTATGACACACGGACATTTGTTTGTTCCGTGAGTGATTACCATGGGCGTCCCGTTACTGCTTCTGGTTTTGGAAGTTCCCAAGCAAAGGGGAACATCTGTATGACTGGAAGCGCTCAGTCCAACTACTCAAGTTCCGCACCGCGCGTGAATTTCAATCAATTCCCTATTGCGCCAAGTACCACACTTGATGTGGGGTTCTTGACGGCTCCAAGTGGTTGGTACCTTGACACTATCGCCGGGACAAACCCGTCACGACCTGTCATGACACCTCCTACTTTGATACAGGACTTGATTGATATCCCCAAACAGCTTCGTCAGCTTGGGAAGCTCATCAACAAACCAAAGTCGTTAATGTCCGCGAAAGAAATCGCGAATCATCAACTTTGTGTTCAGTTTGGTTGGCTTCCTCTGATAGAAGATGTCAAACAGCTGTTAGACTTACAGCTCTATGTCGCTAAACGCGTCAAAGAGCTTAAAGGTCTATCGGCAGCTGGGGGACTACGTAGGAGAATTAATTTCGGCGAGTCGCATGAGAGTTCCAATGGTGTATACACATTCCCGTTATACGGACCTGTGAATTACGTTGATTTCGCCTACGACGTCAAAGTCGAGAAGAAATCATGGTCGACCATTCGATGGTTTCCCACCACTGTACCTACTCATACGCCTAGTGATGATGAGTATCACCGTCTAGCAACCAGAATTGTTCTTGGTCTTACCGTAGAAGGTATGGCCAAGGGCCTTTGGGATGTTATCCCTTGGACCTGGTTGATTGGATGGTTTACTAATATTGGTAAGTTCACTCTTGCGAACTCCAATACTGTCCCGTGTTCTCATGGTGAAGCATGCTTCATGTCTGAGGTCACGCAGACCTTCACACCTAAGCCGACCAATTATCGAAACTGTACCAAAGGTACAGACGCCTCGCTAATTGGTTCCTACGTACGGACCGATAAGAGCCGAACGGTCTCCGGTCTCGTCACACCTGGGTTCAACGCACCCTTCTTGAGTGCGTTTCGTCTGTCAGTGCTAGGGGCGTTGTTCGTTCAGCGTACTCAACGCTGACGATCAATCATCTTAGCAAGGACTACTCTCATGCTTGGTTCCGCTCTTGTTGTTACGCTCGATGGATCGGGCGGTACGGCTAAAACCCTACCCCTGATCAATCAGGACGGCTATTCGTCCGAATACTATTTGGACGATGGTCTCGTGACTTATCGCGCTAAGGTGCGCCATAGTCGCGACACTGTCAAAGCCGGCACTCAGGCCTATGATCGTCACACCGTGACGTTCACTCGGTACCTGAAGCCGACCACGACTGCCGCCGGTTCGCAATCCGAAGTGACGTTCACGATCAGGAATGATCCGAACGGCACCGCCAGTGACATCGTTGATGTCTCCGAAGCCATGTCTTTCTACATGGTCAAGGCTGGTGGCATTGCGACCAAGCTTTTGGGCTGGGAGTCTTAAGACTCCGACCCCACAACAGTAGCGCTGCTGAGCCGTAGGTGATAAACCATAGGAGAAAGTCCATGGCTACCACTAAAAGCTACGCAGAGTACGTCCTAGGTACGCTTGATGCACTCTTAGTCGATTGTGCATCACAATACCCAGAACTAACCAGAGAGCTTCGACGTGATTACTTGCGTTTAAGCTCCGCGATCAAAGAGCATGGCGTCCGATTCGTGTTGGACGTAATGCCCGCCTATCGTAAACACTTTGACAAGTGTTTAGATGAGCAGCGCCTAACTGCATCTGGCCTACTCCACTTCGGAGTGGTCAAGAAGCACTGGACAATCCCACGACTTTTTCGGGGTTTAATCCTACGCGTTTTTGATCAAGATGGTTCCTTGAAAACCGATCCCGATATTGATGCCATTCGGTGGATCCGGCAGCTCCTTGGAGCGTGTCGGAAATTCCGTATGTCGTCTGAATTCAAAGACGTCGCGATGACGGTCGATGAATTCTATCAGATCGATCACGAAGTTGAAGAGCCCTCCCTTGACTGGGACGACTATTCAGTCTTTCAAGCTCAAGATCCGTCTTCCTTGTCTTTTAACGACAGGAATACGTTTCCTGATCCCCGAGAGCCGTCTTTGTTTGACGACCTTCGTGTTGTTATTCTTGACCCTAAGCTGACGGATTTGATCCAGCGTACTGCTGATATCATCACAAGTCAGCTTGGTGCTTTCGCACCTCAAGAATGGCGTTTTCGGCACGGACCTGGTGCAGTATCAGACACACCGTTTGGTGAGTATAAATACTCATTCAAAACGTGGCCTGAAAGGTTAGAGTCCGTATTTCCATATGCAGATTTCGCTGTTGCGAACTATGCATGTGTCGATACGTCCGATCCTAAAAGTAAGTTGTCGTCTCCGTTTCTAGCGGAAACCCCAGCACGCTTGTGCGCTGTCCCAAAGACACTGAGTAAGCCCAGGCTTATCGCCTGTGAACCTACCAGTTTTCAGTGGGCTCAGCAATCAATTCGTGATTACTTTTATAAGCGGGTGTCACAAACGTTTATCTCTCGATTCGTTGATTTCAGCGATCAAGATTCAAACGGGCGTGCCGCACTCTTAGCCTCCATGGACGGCAGCTGTGCTACGATTGATTTGTCGAGCGCATCTGACCGTATATCTTGTTGGGCCATTGAACGTCTCTTCAGACGTTCTCCTTCCCTTTTGACTGCTCTGCAAGCTACTCGCTCGCAGTATGTCAAGCAAGATATATGCGGATCATCTCCTAAGCTTCATAAGCTAAGGAAGTACTCCACCATGGGTAACGCAACCACGTTCCCTGTACAGTCGATATTCTTTCTCACACTCACTATCGCTAGCGTACTTTACGTACGTCAGCAATGTGCGTCGATTAAGAACATCCGTCTAATAAAGGGGACAGAGGTCCGAGTCTTTGGTGATGACATCGTCATCCCCTCAGACTGTTCTGGTGTGTTGCGGGAAGTACTCCAAGCCTTAGGTCTTAAGGTCAACGATTCTAAGTCCTTCTCTGTCGGTAACTTCAGAGAATCTTGTGGCGTTGATGCATTTGCAGGAGTCGATGTGACAACTGTAAATGTACTTGACTTCCCCGAGCGTACTAGACCTGGATCCATTGTATCTAGTGTGGATGTACATAATAATCTCTGTGATAGAGGTTATTTTGCAACAGCGCGCTATATACAGAAGACAGTCGAACAGGAGGTGTCATATGACATCAGAACTGTGGACTATGGATCTGGGTCCTTTGGATGGTCGTCTCTTGGTCATCCTGGGCGTATTCGTCCTAATAGGACTCGGTACAATCAGGATCTCCATCGGCGGGAAGCGCGAGTAGCGACACTTCGTGTGTCACAACCGCGTCTACCACCCAAAGACGCCGCTGGGCTACTTCAGTTCTTTACTGAAGTACAACGCGTTGTAACGACCGCTGTATCAGCGATCGGCTACACGGCCAAGCGTCCCAAGGTCTCGTTACGCCTTGGGTGGGTACCGTGTTAACCTACCCAGTCTCGCCTTTTGGCTTGATCAAGTAGATATCACGGAG